GGAGGATGCTCAGGGTTTCAGTACGAGTGGGATATGACTAACGATTTAGAAAAAGGTACTCTTATTGAAAATATATTGGTACTCGATAGAACAGCAGAAATGTTTGTTATAGGCTGCACAGTAGATTACGTAACAGAATTTGGCGGATCGTACTTAAAAGTCATAAATCCTAATGCAACAGCGCAATGCGGTTGCGGGGAATCATTCGCCGTATAATTTAATTAACATGTTATGAATTTAATTCATTTTTTAGTGTACATTTGCGTAAAAGCATGGTATAATAATACTATAAAATGAGGAGAATCACTTTGACAACATCAAAATTACAAATAATTTATTCACACTTTCAATCATTACCAGACCACCACGAAAAAATTTTATATTTACAAAACAATAAATCTGAACTTGAACAATTTAATATCAACGTCGATAAACTTATTCAACACTATTTAACCAACGGCGACAAACCTTGGACTCCACCTAAACGAGAAATTTATTAATGGCATTTTACACTAATCTTTATCGATATAAAAGTAACATATACTATCGCGGTTATTCAACTAACGGCGATAGAGTTATTAAAAAAGATCATTATGAACCAAAGTTCTGGGTTACTACACCAGATAATACTGGTTACAAAAGCATCGATGGTCATAATGTTGGATCAATAAACTTTAATAGTATGTACGAAGCTGGTCAATGGTTGCGTGATAACCTTGAAGTTTCTGGTAGAAAGATTTATGGCAATAAGAGATACATATCACAATACGTAATGGAAAAGTTTCCAGCTGATATTGAATTTGATCGTAGTTCAATTAACGTTGGTACATTCGATATTGAAACAGACTATGACGATGGCTTTCCACATCCAGATCAAGCAGCTCATAAAATATTATCGATATCATATAAGTCTAGTAAATTCTCAACATATCACGTATGGGGTTATGGTGATTTTGATACTAAGACTGCACTCATAAGCGATGTTAAATATACTCGATGTAACAGTGAAGAAGAACTTCTTACTAAATTTATAGAATTCTGGTCAAATCCAGATATTACACCTGACGTCATTACGGGTTGGAATACAAGATTTTTCGATATACCTTACGTATTAAATCGTACAAAGCACGTTTTAGGTGAAGAATATTTACATAAGTTCTCTCCTTATGGTTTACTGATACCACCACCAAGACCTATTACATATCGTGGTAGAGAAAATCTAGTCTATGAAATACCTGGTGTACAAACATTAGATTATATGGAACTATTTCAAAAGTTTGGTTATACGTATGGTCCTCAAGAATCATATGCATTAAATCATATTGCTTATGTTGTTCTTGGTGAAAAGAAACTTTCATATGATGAATCAGGTTCACTTAAAAATCTATATAAAGATGATCATCAAAAGTATATTGACTATAATATGAAAGATGTTCAACTCGTTGATAGACTCGAAGAAAAACTTGGATTGATTACGTTGGCTATTACTATGGCTTACAAAGGCGGTGTTAATTTCCAAGACACGTTTGGTGTAACTGCTATATGGGAATCGATCATTTGTAGAAAATTATATCAAAGTAAAGTTATTCCACCACTTGCACAAAAATATGATAATTATGAAATTATAGGCGCAACTGAAACATCAAAGAAAAATCCATCTTCAGCTTTTCGTGCAGAAGGTAAAACACATCACATTGCTGGTGGCTACGTTAAAGATCCTATTCCTGGTAAATATGACTGGGTTGTATCATTTGATTTAAATTCGCTATATCCTAATATTATTGTACAAAATAATATGTCACCAGAAACAATAGTTGATAATCCAACAGAACCTGCTGAATTTGCAAGAGCTGCAAATGACACATACTATCGTAAAGACTTTCAAGGTGTATTACCAAAAATTATTGAAGAATATTATGATGAGCGTGTATCTATAAAAAATATGATGTTAGCTGCAAAAGCTGAAGAGCAAAAAGGTTATACATCTGAACTAGATAAAGAAATAAGTAACTTAGAAAACAGGCAGATGGCTATTAAAATTCTACTTAATAGTTTATATGGTGCATTGGCTAATAAACACTTTCTATATTTCAGACCATCACTTGCTGAAGGCGTTACACTTACTGGTCAAAAAGCAATTAAACACGCTGAAGTTACTATGAACACTGAATTAAATAAGTTACTTAAATCTGATAAAGATTATGTAATTGCAATCGATACCGATTCTTTATATGTTAACTTTGGCCCACTGGTGGAGCAATTTGCTCCAAATAATCCAGTTTTATTCTTAGATAAAATATGTAAAGAACATTTTGAACCTGCTATTGGAAAAGCATATGCTAAGTTTTTCGAAATGCATAACGCATATAAAAACAGAATGGTTATGGCAAGAGAAGCAATATCTGATGTTGGTATTTGGACTGCAAAGAAACGATATATACTTAACGTACATAATAATGAAGGTGTGCAATATGCTGAACCTAAACTTAAGATTATGGGTATTGAAGCTATTAAGTCATCAACACCAGAAATTGTACGTAATAAATTTAAAGAAGCATTTAAGCTTATAATATCTGGTACTGAAAAAGAAACACAAACGTTTATTGCTAACTTTAAAGCTGAATTTAAAAGTTTAAATCCAGAAGCTATAGCTTTTCCACGTGGAGTTAGCAACATAACAGATTGGTATGACAGAAAAACTATATTTAAGAAAAGTTGTCCAATACATGTTCGTGGATCATTACTGCATAATTATTATCTTAAACAGAATAAACTAAATGACAAATATGAACTTATACAAAATGGTGATAGAATTAAATTTGTATATCTAAAACTACCAAATACTATAAGACAAAATATAATATCATTTAAAGATGTGTTACCTAAAGAATTAAAGTTACACAATTATATTAATTATGATTTACAATTCGAAAAAACATTTATCGAACCACTAAATCTAATACTTAACCCAATCGGCTGGTCAGCCGAAGAACAAGCAACCCTGGAGGATTTTTTCGTATGAGTACGAACTGGTTTAAAGACATGCAAGACATGCATAAGAAATATGGCGTAGACGAATGGATGAATAAAGAAAAGAATTCTGAATGGTGTAAACTGAGAACGTTTATGGATTTTAGAATTAGCATGATGCAAGAAGAACTTGATGAAACAAAAGCAGCTGTTAAAAATAAAGATCCAGAAGAAATTGTTGATGGTATTATAGACATGTGCGTCTTTGCTATTGGCACACTAGAAGTATTTGGTGTTGATGCTAATAAAGCATGGGACCAAGTACTAAAAGCGAATATGTCAAAAGAAGTTGGCATTAAAGAAGGCAGACCTAATCCTCTTGGTTTACCAGATTTGGTAAAGCCTGAAGGTTGGAAAGGTCCAACACATAAGGGAAATCATGGAAATATCACTGACTCTTTTTAATAGTATATTTGATAATAAGACTAAACAAAAGTTAACATTTGAAAACTTTGACAGCTTTGAACAAGCATTGTATGGTCTATCTAATCGAGTTATAAAATCTAAAAAAGATGCACCATTAATGTCACCTGCGCAATTTAAGCCTGATACCACACGAGCTAACGATAATGTTACAATGTGGGCAGGCTGGTGCGCAGTTGATGTTGATGACTTTGAATTTACAGGAGACCTACAAAGTGCTTTATCAAATCGTTTTAGTAAGTATCGCTTTATTTGCTACTCTACTGCTAGCAGCTTGGAATCTTTTCCAAAGTTTAGGCTTGTCTTTCCACTTACAAAGAATATACAACATGAAAAGATACGACACTTTTGGTATGCTCTTCAAACAGAACTTGGAGATTTGGGAGATAAGCAAACCAAAGATCTTTCTCGCATGTATTATGTACCAGCAAAATATGATAATGCTTTTAATTTTATCTTTTCTCAAAGCGGTGATTTTATCAACCCTGATATTTTATTAAACAAATATCCTTATAAAGAAAAGAGTTCTAATAGTTTCTTTGATAGACTACCAGAAGATATGCAAAAAGAAATTATTGAACATCGTAAATCTAAATTAGATAATACTAATATAAATTGGTCATCATATAAGAATTGTCCATTCTTTCCAAGACAATTAGAAAAAGAATATAGAATGATAAGTAGTGCAGGTTGGTATCATAA